CATTCTAAAGGCAAAGTATATTTCAAAGAAATGATCTACAGCGTAGACTGGGGATTCACTAATCCAATGGTGTGCGTTATCATAGGATTTGATACTGATGGACGAAAATACATTGTGAAAGAATTCTATAAGAGTCAAGAGAAAGTGATCAACTTAATCAGATGGGTGAAAGATCAGAACATTATTTGGAGCAATGCACTTGAACGAGGATATGGTGATCCTGCAGAACCTCAATTCATACATGATTTCAATGCTGAAGGAATGAATATGGGCTATGCAAACAACGAAGTCTTACCAGGTATAAACAAAGTATTTGATGCATTAGAACCTAAAGGTGACGGTCTTCCATCATTATTTGTTTGTGAAGATTGTGAGAATGTTGTTGAAGAATTCAGTGTGTACAGATTCAAAGACGCTAAAGATGGAGCACCTCTGCAGGAGAATCCTTTGAAGGTAAATGATCACAGCATGGATGCAGTTAGATATGCAGTGCACACTCACAATTTTGGAAACGATGGATTCGTATTGCTTGATGATCCCGAAGGCTTAGTATTCTAAAAAAGTGGAAATTGTTATAAACGAGCTTTATTCAAGAGAGTATATATCTGATAGGTGTGATTCTCATGGGACTGATTAATTTCGCAAAAAGTTTATACAAAACGCATGTAAACAACGTTGCTAAAGCAAGCAATGCTGCTTTCAATGAATCTCTACGACCTGCAGAAGATCTCGGCTATGGTCCACGAGTTAATCAACACTTATACAATCCACTTTCTATTGTCCAATTGTACACATTAGCATTTCATAGTGATGTGCTCACTACGATACAACTTGCATTAAGACGAGAAACATTCAGAAACGGTGTTGAACTATCTGATGCAGAAAGCACTGATGCAGAAATACAAACTGATAAAGAAGGATCTGAAGATCAATCAATCCAGAATAAGTTCCTCGAGTGGATGCAGTGTGTTAATGAGAACCAACAAACGTTTATTGAAGTTCTTGAAGAGTGTGAAGATGATATAAACACAGCTGATGATATGTTTATGTTGTTCATGTTCGATTATACATTTGATGGTCAAGGAAAGATTTCTAAACAAGTACTTCAAGAACTATTAAGGATGCATCCTGCACTGATGCAGTTTGTAATCAACAAACAAGATCGTCCTGGCTTCACAGATTCAGGATTAGAAGTTGTTGCATGTCCTGATCACCGAGGACAAGTTAGTGAGGTTAATCCTGGTATGGAGCATAAGTGTCCAGTGTGTGACAAAGTGATGTATAGAGTTCATTTCAAACACAACGGAACTAATCCATTATACTATTTTAAGAATGAAGTCTTTCACATGAGCAGATACAGGCCGAGTCGAAGTCGAGGATTCAGTCCTATAAGTGCAATCTATGTCAAGCAGCAAACTTTGAAAGGTCAAGACGAGTATGTTTATGAATTATATAATGGTAAAAAACCTCCTAAGAGTATGCTCATATTCAACACTTCAAACCAAGCTACTTTGAAAAAAGCATGGGAAGAAATGCTTGAAAGAACAAAAGTTAATCGTCACCTACCTGCAATATTAGGCATGGAAGCAGGACCTAATGGGAAAAATGTTGCACAATTCTTTGATTTCATGAGAAGTCTTGATGAGCTACAATTCACTGAGCAGCGTAACGAATACAGAAATGTTATTGGTGCAGTGTTCGGTGTGATGCCAATATGGCAAGGTGACTTGTCAACTGGTGGAGGCATCAACAATGAAGGTATGGAGATCACAATCGGAAATCGTACCATGGAATACAATCAAGCTCGATACAACGATAAATGTTTCCCGTTCGTTCTTAAATCATGGGGACTTGAAAACAGCGTACTAAAATGCAGACCAAGTGAAGAACAGGATGAGAAAGCTAAACTCGAACGACAAAAACTCAGTCTTGAGAATGGTGAAATAGCTGTTCGAGTAGGACTCACTGCTAAGTATGATTCCAATCTTGGTGAAGTTGTTATTAAAGACGGTGCTCTTGAGAAAGCTGCAGTTCCTGATCCATTCGGTGGATTCAATAATGATAAAGATCCAAAAGAAGATCCTGGTGATGATGATTCTGGAACTCCAAACAAAGATACTGATGAGCAGAGTGGACGCCCTGAAAAGCCAGTGGAGAAGAGTGATTCCCCCCCCTCTAAAGGAGAAGTAGACAAAGCTTCTCCACAAGAACGGAAAGCCTTCAGTGATCTAAAAAACATTGTTGATCGAGAGATTGACGAATTCGTTAAAATCTATAAGCGAAAACCTACTAAGTTAGAACTTGAAGCTAAGATTGCAAAGATTAATTCTCAAGTAGCTGTCAATCTTATTGCAACAAGTAAACCTTTCATCGAAAGAACTTACAAAATAATTGCTGAACAACAATCTTCAGGCCTTGGAGTGAGATTCAGTTTTAATTCTGTTGATCAAAATGCTGTAGCTCTTTTGCAAAACAGTGCAGAGCTCAACAATTCATTCGTTGGATTAAGCAACAAAGTCAGTGAGAAGATCAATGATGTTGTCAGACTTGCTTATGAAACTCCTAAAGGACTAAACCTTCAAGACATGAAACAAAAGATTGCTGAAGTAGCTGAAGTTGCTGATGCAAGAGCAGAAAACATTGTGAGATCTGAAGTGAATAATATCAGTGCAGCTGCAAGGAGATCAAGTTATAAAAAAGCTGATCCTGGTAATACTTTATTGTACAAACATATTGGTCCACCATACACAGGCCTTAAAGGTCGAACTACTATCACGAGCAAGAATATTATGGATCGAACAAAGAATGGTGTTCCATGGGATGAGTATGTGCTAATTCTTACTGAAGAGAGTGCCAAAGAGTTTCCAACGTGGACTGTTAATCCTGATCATCCAGTGAGTCACTGGCAAAGTAGGCACACATTTGTTGGATTGCGAAAGTGAATTCTTCTTGAAACTACTGGGAAATTGTTATAAAGAAGTTTACTCAATTATTTCTTTATGAGTAGCGTTGAGTTAGAAATTACTCCAGAAGGACTGAAGAAAATTGATAACTTTATTCAGGATGTGGCTGACAAAGTATTCTTGTATAGTCAAGAGAACATTGTTAATGAAGGCAAGATTGATTCAGCATTCCTATTAAAAACAGCGAATATTAATCGTGGAGTTTTAGAAGCTGAGATTGTTTATCCTGCAGCACATGCAGAAGTTGTTCATTGGGGAAGAAGTCCCGGAACAATGCCTCCAGTGGATAAGATCAAACAATGGGCTATTAGAAAGTTAAGAGTGCCTGAGAAAGAAGCTGATCAAGTTGCATTCGCAATTGCAACCAGTATTAAGCAGCGTGGCATTGACGCATTCCCGTTCCTACAAATGGCCAGTGATAAGGTCGAGAAAGAATTAGCAACTATTAAGGTGAGATGATATGAATAACAACATACTATTTGTTAAGAAAAGCAATGATGAAACTGGAGTTCTTGATACTTTTGCAGTTGAAGAAATTTTCAGAACCAGTGATGATGTCAAAGGAGAAATCCATGATGCAGTACTACGAGCTAAAGAACGTTTATATGTTTCATGGGCAACAGTTGATGCAACTGACAAAGATAATGAAGTCATTCCAATTGAAGATGTTATTGCACAACAAGATATTTTTATGGAACGAGCTGCACCTATTCAGGACATGCACACAAACGCTAATGTTGGAAGAACTCTTGCCTACAAAATTCTGAAGCATCCAAAGACAGGCACTCTCGGTCTATTATATCTTAACAAAATCTATGATCATAATGTTGTTGATGATAAGGTATGGTCTGAGACTGTCAGTGGAGAGAGAACAGGATCAAGTCTTGGTGGACACAAAACTCATGTCAGTTTAGAAGCTGATCCAGATACAGGGATCCCGAGAACACGTCTCGAAGGATTCCAACAATATGAGAGTTCTAATGTTTATAGTCCTGCAAATCCTTATGGTTTGAATGAGGCTGTCAGTGTAGTTGCAAAAAGTTCAAGTGATTTTCCTAAAGCTCAAGCTATGATTGTCAAGCTTGATGATGGTAAAGAGTACAAGGCCAACGTAACTTTTGAAGTAATTGCTGATCCTAAAGAAGAAGAAATTGGTGATTCTCCTGATGTTGAGGAGTCTGTCAAAACCGGAAACTCACAGGAAAACGTTATAAATAAGTTTTCCACAAAGTTAAATAACAAACGAGGTGTTAACCCTATGGAAGTTGAAAAAGCTGAATTAGAAAAACTACAAACAGGTGTTGCTGAAATTTCTGACATTAAGAAATCTATTAGTGCACTGACTGACTCTGTCAAAGCTCTTGCCGAAGTAAAAAAGGAAGAGAAAAAAATGGATGTTGAAGACGAAAAACCAAAGGATAAAGATCCAAAAGAAGAAGAAGAAGATCCTAAGAAAGAAGGAGCAGATCCTATTTCGCAATCAGAGATCAAAGAAGTACCTGATCCTGATAAAGCAAATCAGACTGATGTTTTCAAAGCAGCTCTTGAAAAAGCAACTGCTAAAATTGAGAAATCATTCGATGATAAGTTTAAAGCAATGGAGTCTCAAGTCTCTGACGTTGTGAAAGCAACCAGACCTTCAAGTGCTGTAGTTAAAGCTAACCAAGAATTGTCCGGTCTTGCATTAAAACTTGCAACTGGTGCAGTGAAAAAATCATGGGCTGAAGTTCACAATGA